CTGATACGATATCACCTACTGGTCCTAAAAGATTCAAAGTTAAATCTTTCTTGTAGAAATCTGAGTAACCAGCTCTACCGGTTACTGATTCGTATGATTGACGAGCCCAGTCCATTACTGCTTGAGCACCTGATGGGTTAATTGGATCGTACAATGTCATATCCATGTTTTCCCAGTTTCTCTTTCCACGAATCTTTCTGTAAGAGTTAATGTGATCTAATTTGATTTCCTCATCTGTGAAAGATGGTGCAGTTACCGCCTTAACCATGAATGATGGTATAGCGTCACTGTATAGGATAAATCTATTCTGTACCTTCGGTTCGAAGGCTCTGAACATAATTTCGTTAGAATCTAATACTGCCATTTTATTATCTGTTTTATATAAATATCAATTATTTTAATTATGCTACAAAAGTTGCACCTGTTGGTTCGATTGTGAAATCAAGTACTACGAATTCTGCAGTCTTAGCTGGTTGGATAAAGATCTGACCTACGATCTGATTTCTATCTACGATATCAGCTGTGTTGTTAGAGTCATCCATTACCACTCTGTAAGCGTATAAACCTTGACGTTGAACTACTGATTCTAAGTAAGGATTAACTACTGCTAAGAATTTGTTTCTTGTAGCGATTGTGTTTTGTTCGAATACTAAGTTATTAGCTTGACCTCCGATGAAGCGTTTCAATTCGATTAATAAACGGCGAACGTTTACTCTATCTAAAGCTGAAGCTTTCTTCTGTAAAGTCTTCTGACCATATACTGCAATACCTTGTCCAGGGAATGTAGCGATTGGGTTAACATTAGCACGATATAATAAGTCACGTTGCTCACGGCTTACTTTACGTTCTGCTTGGATTACGTTAGGAATACCTCCTTTAACTAAACCTGCTGGAGCGAACCATGGAGCAGCTGCACTATCAGTGAAAGCGTAAACTCCTGGTATAACTGTTGAAGCAGGAACCCATTCATTCTTACCTGTAGAAGATTGAGTTTGTAACCAAGGCCAGTAAGAAGCTGCATAAGAAGAGTTAACTGTTCCTGCTGCTGTTGTTACGTTTGATACTGTTGCACCGTATTGCTCTAAGTCAATTACTGCAATTGCATCTCCTCTACCTTCTACTAATGAGATGATAGAATCTAATTGTGTCTTATGAGTTCCAAAGTCATAAACAAGACCTGGAGCTGATACAATATTGAATTGGTATTCGTCTTTATTATTTAAGATTGAGATAGCATCTGCATAGTTGGTTGCTATTAAACCTTGTGTGTCTACGTTTGTAATATTCTTAAAGAACTTAGCTACTCTACCACCTGGGAATGCAGTACCTGTCGCGCCGTAGAAGTATCCTACCTGAGCTGAAGGAAGCAAATCATCGTAGCTGTTATTAACAGTTATACCGTCGTTTGCTAAGTAATTTAAAGTTGGGTTATTTACCGCACTTACTCTAATATAGTTAGACTTATTAGCATACTCTCCAGTTACACTTACGAATACTTCTGAACCTTCAACTGTTTTAGATACAGCTTGGTTACCGATTACTCTCTCGATGTAATTTTCTGAGTTTGGATCTAATGATAAGTCGTTAAAGGTTTCTAAGATAATCTTATTCTTTGAACTATCATCCCCTCTACGTACTAACAATGAGAATGTACCGCTTCCGCTATTAACGTTTGTGATTTCAAATCTAATGTTATCAGGCTTACCTAACGTAATTGAACCGTCTGTGTTTGTTGCAGCTGTTCCAGCGTTTGAACCTGTTGCGTTATTGTAGATATCTCCTTTTCCTAATGTTTCTAAACGGAAAGGGTTAGTAACTGATCCACCTGCTGTTGCTAAGGTTGTGTTAGAAGCAGCTGTATAAGAACCAGATACTACTCTAGTTACTAATGCTGTGTTTCCTCCTTGTTCAAAGTAACTCTTTACTGCAATTGATGTTAAGTACTCATAGCTATTTGAACCAGATGCAATCGTGGTTCCAAATAATCTTTGGTACTGTCCGTAAGAAGTTACTACTGTAGGTTGCTCTACCGGGCCTTTTACTGTTGGACCAATAAACGCTGCACCTACTGCAGCCGCTTGTGGTTGGATAAACGAAATATCATTTTCTCTCGTTAATACACCTGGTGAAATTAATGTTTCTGCCATGTCTCTATTATTTGTTAGTTGGGTTCTAAAATAAATATCTTAATAAATTCGAAACCCTTTTCAAAAGATTTAATTTAACTACGTATATAAATAGGTGTATCTAGGTGAAACACTTTACCCTATATTTTTAAGCTTCTGATATTTCTCCTGTTTCTAAATTCAGGTGAATTTTTTGAAATCCGTATTTAATTTGTAACTCTGCTGCGATTGATTTCTCTGCTTCTTTTAATGAACTGTAAAAATTTTCTGCGGCTTGTTTACGAGTCTTCAACTCAAATTCAGCTAAAGAAATTGCTGCTAATTCTTCGTTTAATTTAATCTTTTGAGATTGTATCATTTTAATACTGTCAATCTCTTCTTGTTGCAATTTTTGTTCTTGTGACATTTTTATAACTTTTAGTGTTTACAGTTTGGTAATTTGAGAGTTAGGTCTTGTATAATTCCTAGCTTCCTTTCTTTTATATAATTAGTCCAAAGGATGCTCCCTTCGTAGTTCTCTATATACTTTTTTTTAAGGTAAGAATCAAGTGCAAAGATATCATCAAAAAAATCAGTATAGCTTCTATGAAATAGTTTTTCTATGCCTTCTGGATAGGTGGTAAACATTCTTTCATCTAACGTCTTATATAGGTATCTTCCGTAAATAAACTCTTCTTTCTTTCTACTATCTAATAATGGATGTGCATGTATAGCAGCTTCTATAAAATACTGCTCTACGTTCTTATTATACTCTATACGGTCTGTCTCTAAATCTGGTTTAAATTTAATAATAGTAGAATAATCGTATAAGTTGTTTATTAAGTTTGCAGCTTGGTATGTAGAGTGTAGTATTAGGTACTTCTTTTCTTCATACATCGGAACTTCCATATTAATTGTAATCCTAGTCTTATGTTGATGTCTCATCAACTTATTAACCCATCTTAAATTATCAGGAGTATTCCAAGTATGTACGTATGTGTGGGTTTCTTCTTCTAACTCTTCTATAAATTTTATAAAGTTATCTGAAAAGTTGGTTAGAAGTCCTGATATTATAACCGCTTTAGCCATTTAGCCTAGTATTACCGTAATATACAACTCTATTAAGGTCAGATGAATATTCTCTCCATGGATCTATTATAACTGAGCCTTTAGGGAAATCAAAATCATGATGCTTTTTATAATGTGCAAGCAAATAAACTCCAGGTATAGGTTCTTCAATATCGTATAGAACTTTATATCCCTGCTCTTCTACATAGTAGCCTACTAGTATAGATGAAGACCCGTCTTCAAAAGGTACTCCAGGTTTGTAAGATTTACCTAATATTACTACTGGTAATTTATGAAGTTTTGCGTAAAGAACCAACTTATTTGCTAGATTTTTTGCTTGTTTTTCTCTAGCTTTCATAATAGAATCAAAAAGGTCATACCCTAATCCTAACTTTTGTGCTAAAAACCTTAATGCTATATTATCACGAGGATGACATCCACCGCCATCTCCCATTCCAGCTTTCATATAAGCAGGTCCTAATATTCTATTTGTACTTCTTTCTAAAGCACCTGTTACAACATCTGTGTTTATATTACCATTCTTCTCAGCTACATCTTGTATCATATTAACAAGAGCTACTTTAGTTGATATAAATGTATTGTAAAATATTTTTATTGATTCTGCTTCATCCCAGGTACCAATTTCAACCCTAGTAGAAGGATTTATAAAGGTATTATAAAAGTCTGTAAGTAGTTTTGCATCTCCAGTTTCAGATCCGTCTTCAGTTCCTATGATTACCATTTCTGGATTAACCATATCGTATTTAACGGTACCCATTGCAATTAAGTAAGGGTTGTATATAAACCTGAAGTTCTTTATTAAAGGTATAAACTCTCTTCTTATAGTTCCTGGTAAGACTGTTGATATTAAAACTACTAATTGCTGTTCGTTTGTATGTTTGTCTACTTCCTTTAATACCTCTTTTACGATCCTGTAATCAAAGTCTTTATTCTCTAAGTGAGAAGTAGGGTACCTTCCGTCGTAATCGGGGTGGTGAGGTGTAGGTACTGCTATGAATATTAAGTTTTTACCTTTGCATAACTTTTCTATACTATTAACCATAGTAAAGTTAACTGTTGCAGCTACGCTTTGATCGGTATCGTAACCTTCAACGTTATGCTTTTCAGCCATTACTTCTGCTGCATCTTTACCTAACTTACCTATTCCTATAAAACCTACTTCCATTGTATTACTTTGCTTTATAATCTGATACTAATAAGTTTCCTGTAAATATTGAATGGTTATTAGCAACAGTAATATGTGCTAATCTTCCTTGACATGCCATTATTCCTAACGTATCAATATTAACCCAATTTACTCCATCGAACATTTTATGTACCTCTGCTTGAACTTTTACTAACTTTTCTGGAGCTATTCCTTCTACCTCTGGTGCTTCATCTGTGAAGTATCCTAATAGGGTAGTTTCGTCTTGTTTTACGTATATAATAGAATCCAATGTTAATACCTGTGGTAGGTAGTTCATTTTTATACCTTGGTAGTATTTCTCGTAATCTACATCTGGGTCAACTTCTACAGAAACTATCTCAGATACTTCAAATATACCTTCTTCTGTATTGTATGTAATAATAGATTCTCCTGGTTGTAATTCTTGTAATGTCTTTCTAACAGATCCTAGATCTACTGATGCATCATAAGACAGTGTGTATTTAGTTGCCATTTCTTAAGTATTTTTATATAAATAGATTAAATTAGTTTAGTAGGTTTATTAGCTGTTCTCTTTTCAGAAAAAGTAGTTAAGTGTTCTAAAATTTGATTAGCAAAGTGCTCATTACTTAAAGGACCGGGATGATTTCCATCTCTAGCAAACCCGTCTTTAATTCCTTTATGATTTTCTAAAAATTCATAATAAGGAAGTGTTTGTTTTTTAGTTAAGTAGTTTGTTTTTAAATAACTATGTAAAGGAAAATCCCATGTACTAAAGTAGGTTTCTATATTCTTGGATTGTGCGATTGCATCAATATGTGAAACAGAACGTACTGCATTGTATATCTGAGTTTCTTCTGTAGCGTACATATAATACTGTTCCCACTTGTGTTGTAAAAGATGTGGATTTACATTTGGTATAAGGTTGTGGTAGTTTGTTCCTAACTTATTAGTATGCTCTGGATATTCATCTCGCCAATGAGTTGGTAATAAAAAGATCGCAATATCGATTGAGTACACATCTGTAAGATACTTAAACAACTTCAAACACTTAGCTATACTACCTCCTGGGTATCCTAGGTTGATTAGCTGTATAGGTTTATCTGATTTTAGTAGATTCTTTACTTGAGCATGCCAAGTTCCTTCTTCATCAATACCCACCCCGAATGTAAAACTACATCCAAATACAGCTATTTTTAAATGGTCTGAATGAGGTGTGTTTATACTCCAATCTCCTCTAGCTGCATAATCGTTTATATAATACCTTACATCTTCAAACTTTAATCGTGTTTTTTTATCTTCAATTGCTTTTATCGCTTGAGTTTGTTCAGAATAGGAAGTAAATGCAGTGTATCTGTTTAATGCTCCATCTGCCCATGGGTCTAAAGTCATAACAGTTTTATACTCCTGTCTCATTATTTCACAGAAGTCTTTTACTGTATCTATCTTCCAAATTATATCTTTCATTAAAAGTAAGGCTTGAATTCTGGGTTAAGTTTTAAGAAGTCCTGGTTTCTAACTTTATCTAGGTCTTTTGTTACTGTTATAAATCGTTTAAAAAATTCAGGATTACCTTCTTTCTTATTCATAATATCTAATAAAGATTCCCATCCAGAAAAAGGAATACCGTATTTAGCTTCCATACTTCTACCGTACTTAGTTATCTTCTCAGTTGCCAATTCTTTCAGTTCTTTAGGTAGAGTCTCTAACGCATAATACATAGGGAAGAAGACAGGGTTAATATGAAACCTACTTGTAAAGTAGTGACTAGGGTCGAAAGGATATTTTTCGTGAGGTTTTTTATGAATAGGTATTAAACCCATATCGAAAAACTCTTTATGCATTTGATCTATTCTAAATATATTTAAAAGGCTAATCGTTGGATGTAACCAAAAGTCAATACCTGCTTCATTTATCTTTATTAAATTCTCTCTTGTTTTAGCCCATTTACCGTTGTGTCTAACTAACTCAAAAAGATCTCCTGTACCGTCTATAGATAAACTTAAATGTACGTGTTTAAATTTTTTCCAAATATCAATTATATTTCTACCTTTATTCTCTAACATTGTAGCATTAGTAGAGTACTTTAACTTAACATCGTACAGGTTTCGCTCTTCAAGCATCTCAATAAGCTTCCAATGTTCTGGCATAATTAAAGGTTCTCCTCCTGCAAAGTGAATTTCTTTAGCTGTATGAATAGTCTCTTCAATATTATCCCAAAACGTATTAGCTCCATCTAAGTTAATCAATCCTAAGTGTTCAGACTTGTCTCCAAACACCTGTACAAAATCTTTAGTCCATGCTGTACTGAATAAAGGTGAGCAGGTTCTACATGCTAGGTTACAGTAATTACTAAATCTAAAGTCCCAGTATAGTAATCTCAACTCATCTATACTTCCATCTTCGTTTGTATTTTCAACTAGGTCTTCAACTTCATCAAACCAATGATCATTCATTCCGATTCGCATACTACCCATTCCGGACTTCTCTTTACTTACACAACGTGAACAAGAAGAAGGAAGTGGTTTACCTTCTAGCATTCCTTTTCTCATCGACTTAGCTTTATCGCTATTCATGATTTCAAATAAGGAATTATTGTTTACGTTACCTAGAGTAGATTGGTTATCTATAGGAGTCATACAACATGGATATGTTCTACCGTCGTTTACTACATGTAGGTGCATCCATAGTGCAGAGCAGAAATGTTCTGATTTTTTATAATCTTTAACTGAATTGCTCATTTAATGTTTGTTTTAATGTAAATACTTCTGCTCTACTAGCTTGTATCATATGTGTATAGTTGTGTTCAAGTATGTGAGACATTTCTCGTGTCATCTGTAACAACTCTCCGTGAGTTTTGTTAGCTAGATCTTTCATAATATCCATAATCTTTTCTAATCTCTTTGTAAAAGATATTTCTTGATCATAAGACTCATCCCAAAATTCTCCAAATGTCTTAAAACCTAACTTTTGCAACTCTTCCAGAGTACCGGGGTTACCAAATACTATAAAAGGCTGTAAACAGTATATAGGTTTAAAAATTTTCTCTGATAGGAAGATAGTATCTTCTTCAAATAAAGTTTCTGTAAATACGTTTACAAATGTATTTAAGTGGAGTGTTTCGTTTAAATTAAATGCTAGGTTATATTCTAAATTAGAATCTACAAAATAATCTTCATTATTATTATAGTTATTAAGGAACTCCATTCCTGCTTTTTTATCATGCTTATAGTTATCTGCTACAAAAGCATCGTATAAAGTCATCCAGGGATTATTATATGTTCTAGCCCAATGGTCTTTATCTAAGTCTTGATTAGGATCTAAGCTACGTTTTCCCATACTCAGTACTGATGTATCTCGTAGTTGTGGGTTCTTTGCTATCTCTGTAAAGAGTACAATCCTATGGGTTCTAGGTCTTCTATTTAAAGAAAGAAATCTTTTAGGTTTTGGGTACGCTCCGATGTACCTTCTTTTATCTTCAAATCCAATTCGAAAGAATTGATCATTACCTCCATCTAAAAGGTCTTCTTTTATAAACCACGGGTTAAGTAAAAAGTAGTTACAGGTTCGTACTGTAAAGAGAGCATTTTCTGGTTCTTCGTAATTCCATTTTAGGTTATTAGAAAGTACTAGTATATCCTCTTTCTTAAAATTATACTTTAGTGCAAATTGATTAATAGCATCAACTTCATTATAATCTCTTTTCTTAAAATCTCCTTCGAATAAGTGACTAAGTAATATTGCTCCTTGTTTTTGTTGTACTGCTTTAACAATTTTATCACTAAGTTTGTAATACTTTTCATCACTTAATTTGTGGAAAGTAGTTTTATCTCTCAATAAAATTGAATACATAAACTTTTCAGAACCCTTTATAAGGTTATCTACAGTATCATGTCCAAAATGGTGTTCTTGGTAATCTAAGTGTTTTTTAAAAAGAAAACCGTAAACATTATATTTAGATAGTTCATTATAGGTTCTAGGTAAGTCTTCTGCTCCTACCATTCCATTTGGAAGAGGGTAAGGGTTCGGATATTCCTCTAAGTCTACATACTTGTCGAATGCGAATTTCATATTAACTTGTGTTTTATACCTGGTCCTTTTGGATCAGATTCCTTCTTTAGCAAGTCAATTAAATCAATCATATCATCTTGCTGTTGATTATCTGGTTCAATGTACTCTTGTGATCCTGGGTTATGCCATTGTGGATTAAGTACCCAGCCCTCTTCCTTAGCTTTCTTTAAAACATCGTGAACGTATCTATTCGATTTAGCATCATCTCCGTCTATTACTTCTTTAAGTGCATCTAATTTAGTTTCTGGTATAGAATCCCACCATCTTTTAATTTCTGGGAATGCAGCTAAAATATCTTTGTTTCGTCTAACATCGTACTGGGCGTAGAAAGATTTAAAATCTCTTTCTCTACTTTCTAACGATGAAGTAAAAGCATGACCTGTATCTACTTGTTTGATATATTCAATCATTCTAAGGATACCGTCTCTTTCCATATCAAGTAGTCCGTTAGAACCTCCTTTCCAGTTTTCTTCTAACCACTTTTCAATATGAGCTGCTCTTTCCATTCTAATATAAACAGGAAGTGTTACTATTGACTGGAAGGAAGGAAAACGTAATATATTAAAAGACATAATAGCTGCATGAGCTCCATGCTTTGCTTTTAACTTTAACATCTCATCCATAAACTCTGTGATTGAAAATAAACATAATCCGTTTATAGTCATCATTACGTTTACAGACTTTACATTTGCTTCTTCGTTAACTCGATACATATTCTGTAGCCAAGTCTTCCACTCAAGTCCGTATCTAATATACTCAGCCTGTAATCCAGTAGCCTCACAGGAAGTATAAAGGTTAAATTCTTTAAAACTATGAGTAGATTCTATAAGAGCATCTAATAATTCTTTCTTCTGTCCTAAGTTTGAATTTACTGCAAAAGGAACTTCACATTGAGGGTTGCGTTTCCACCAATCCATCAACTTCCAGAAGTCTGGAGACATAGTTGGTTCACCTCCTGTTACTCTTAATTCCCTTAAGGAGTATTGTAGCTCTCCTTCCCACCATTTCCAAAAGGCTTCTATGTAAGGGTTACCTTCGTTCTTTCTACCATACGGCATCGCATGTCTTCCATCATGTTGAAAAGCTCCAGCTCCATCAGATACTAGATTCTGATATGGACCGAACTTCTTAATATCGTTTTGCCAAGTAGTTGAAAAAGAAGCATTACAGTATGAGCAGCCAAAATTACAATTAGGGTCAAAAGCAATCTCTAGTGTCTTTAAATCTACGTCTTCTGTATATCCTAATTCTGTTCTAGCTTGTTTTAACTCTTCGTCTGTATATATAACTGATTTGTAGACTCTATCAGATACTTTATCAGGACCTAAATCCTCTATCTTCCAGCAGTATTCACATTCCTTAGGTCTTTCACCTTCCATCATTTGCTTACGGATGGCCTTCTTGTAGGTTGTGTTGTGAATTGCTTTATAAGATTTAGCTACTTCCTCTAAAGGTATTTTATGTGCGGGTGGGTGATGACAACTTGCTGTTGTACCGTTACCTAGCCAGATGGTAGCATTGTACCATTTAGCACCACAAAAAGATTGGGATAGTTTATTAATAACCCTTTCTCTATATTCTTGGAACGACTCCTCGTCCTTTTTTGCGAAAACTCCCATTATAATTTATGTATAAAATTTAGGTTACCGGAAATATCAACAGACTTATCAAATATAAACTCTTCAAAGTTATGATGAGATAATACTCCTGTTATTCCTTTTAATATAAATTCATGAAGATCTAAACTTGTATAATTTAGGTTGAAGTTATTTTTAGGAAAATTACCTGCGCCAAATATAATATGCGGGCTATTATCTAAACCAAAAACCTTATTATCTAAATTAATCTCTTCAATTAATTCCTTATTAATAAATATTCTTAAATACTTATTTGGTTGGTGTTCTACTGTCAGTAACACCTCTTCTCCTACCTTAATTAAAGAAGGTAGGTTCATATATGAAGTCTCTTCTTCTGTCGTATATGCAAAAACCATTCCTTCTGAATGGATATCTAATCCTGTATATTTAGGGAGTAAAGCAAATATTGTTTTTCTTTCTGTAGGTTCTTCTCTTAAAGTAAATCTAAGGTCAAACTCAAAATAACAATCTCCTCTTAGTATTTTATTTGCTGGATTTTCTGGGAAGGTGTCGCAAATACTGCTAGGCCAAAATACCCACGGTTCTCCTGTTTTTAATTTTAGCATAAAACTCTTTTAGTTCTGGGAATGTTTCTAAGAAGTTTGTACCTCTTCGTTTATCTAATTCGTCTACAAATATTACAAAATCCTTTCTATTCTGATCTAAGTTAAAATCCCCTTCAGAAATAGCGTAGTCGTATATTCGTTTTATCTTTTGAATTTCTACGTTAGAAAAACCGTAATTGTCGTTAGTAAATTCTTTGATACCATAATATAGTGCTTTTTCTGCAGACTTCAAAATTAAAGTTTTATGTTTTGGTTCTAGTATCTTTACGGAAAGATGTGTAGGCCATCTCAAGTACGATGTATCTAACTGTAAAGCAGATACCCAATACCTCTGTCCATTAGCATGTTTCTTTTTCATTTCAAAAGTCTTATCTATTAACTCATCATAACTAAATACAGAAAGTGCATTGAATGTTGCCATAATGTTGATAGTCACTTTCGGTAAAGCAGTTAAAATCTTATCTACATTAGCCCAGAACCTATCATACTCTAACCCGTACCTAGTATACTCTGCTTGTGCCCCCTTAGCTTCTACTGAAGTGAATATGGTAAGTTCTCTTACTTTATCATTCTCACAAAGGTCTTTAGCAATCTCAATAAACTTATCTATAAGATTATCCGGAACACCAAGATTAGAGTTTATAGAAAGAGATAAGTTTGGATTCTTATGATGATGGTCTTGTATGTATTCCAATACCTTAAAAGTATCTTTAGATAATAGAGGCTCTCCTCCGGTAATTCTAAAGGTATGTAAGTCCTTGTATAAGTCCGGCCACCATTTCCAAAATGCTTCTACATATGGATTTAGTTCAGAATGTTTATACGGCATCTCTCCTCTTGCCTGTATATTGCTAATGTCGTTAAAATTGTAGCTAGTTGGGTATGCCCCGTGTTTCTCAATCTCTTCTACCCATTTGGATGAATACTGTGGCCCACAATAAGCACACTTGAAGTTACAGGTATTTGAGAAAGATACCTCTACATATCTAGGGTTAAAATCTTCCCTCCAGTGGCTTTCTTTTATTTTTTCGAACTGATCTATTGACCAAGGTTCTGAAGATTTAAAGACTCTATCAGAAAAGGAATTAGAACTCTCTTCTACTTTCCAGCAATAGTTACACTCTTCTGGTTTCTTACCTTCTAGCATTTCTCTTCGCTTCTGTTTCTTGTAGGAAGTGTTATGTAATGCTGAAGGATTTCTTTCTACTTCTTTTAACGGTATCTTATGAGGGGAAGGGTGGTGACATGAATGCGTCATACCCATTCCTAAATGCATAGTAACTTGTGTCCATTTTGCTAAACAAAAACCGCATCCTACTCCGTCTAATTTATTTTTTACTTCTTGTAAACTCATAGGGTTATATTTAACATTTTAGCCCAAGGAGTTAATTTCTTTTCTTCTACCAGGGTGTACTGTACCTGTTTTATTCCGTCTTCTTTATAATTAACTTCTCCTTGTTGCATCTGAAGTACATAACGTCTTTCATTAGCTGCTGTTGTCTCTCCTTTTATAAACCTACCATTTACAATTCCTTCATCAGGATGTGGTAAGCATCTAAACTTACCTTCAACTCTATAAGGTATAATTGAATTAGGTATTTTAAAAGTCTCTTCCTTTTCCTCTACCCCGTAACATTCTACCGTTGTTCTAGGATAGTCTGCATCTAAATTTAACACTAAGTCACCTTTAGGTAGATTTAAGTGCATAGATGCTACCTCTGCAGGACTTAAAGCTCGCTTCCAAGCAAATACTTTAGCTATATCTCCTTTAAAGTATTTTACAGGATTGCCTTCTTCTAAGGAAGGAGTCATACCTAAGTATGCAGAATTAATTCCATAGCTTTTTAATTTACCTTCCCACTCTAACGGAGAAGGACTTCCAAAACCTCCTTTAGAATCTACCTCTGTTCCATTTAAGTAGAAATGAGCGGTTTTTGTATTTTCATTTATAACTGCAGTAACCCAGCTCCATTGATTGTCATACCTCTTAACCCACATGTAATTATGTGCATCAAAGTTATTCCAAAAGGTTAAAGTCATTGCTCTAGAATTATTAAAGGAGATACCGTAGTCATATCCTGGTAATCTAAAGATAGGGTATTCTACGTATTTATTATTAGCATCTCCTAATAAAAAGATAGGATTTTTTTCTGGTTGTTGAAATGCTCTAGTTAGTATTGAGATAGTATGGCTACCTGTTGTCAATCCTCTCATCTCTCTATGAAAAGGTATTTTCATATAAGAATCTTCTCCATTAAATCTCCAATACTTTTGCTTTAATGCTTGAGGTCCTAAATACGTAATACGTGTAAGACCTTCTACATGACATCTCCAAAAGAGGTCGTCATCTTCCATTCCCCAATCCCAGTAGTTATTAGAGTACCCGTTTGTAGCCTCTACATGCTCTTTTGTAAATAAAACAGCTCCTCCAAAGTACTCATGATACTTAAGTTGGTAATCCATTTGTGAAATCTTAGTAGCAATATGACGTGGTCCATTTTCTGGGTACGAATAGTCGCAATCTTCTTCCGGGATCATATCAATATCATGCCATACTATATAATCACATCCGTCTTCGAATGCATGTTTTGCAGCTATATTCTTTGTAGCTCCTCTATTAAATAGTTTATCATCTACTTGATGACAAAAATACATCTGAAAGTCTATACCCTGTTCTTTCAAGTACTTACCTACTTTGGGTACAAACTCCTGTAGATGTAATTCTCTATTTCGGTACGGAACACAGACTCCTAACTTATGCTTTGTCATAATGTAACTACTAAATGATGATAATTCTCCTTACTTGATAAACTTTTTACAGAGTACCTAAGGCTATTTAAGCCGTCGTTTTCAAGAGTAATTCCTTGTTGAACCTTTTCATAATACCTTAATTGATTTTCACGACTAGCCCAATTAACCCAGTATCCGTCTTTATATCCGTTTTCTTTATGATTCAAAACCGAAAAAGTACTATACCTGCGTGAAGGTACTAACTGTACATATTCTTGAGGTTGGTATGTTTCTACCAAACCGCAGTTGATTAGTTGTCCATCTTTATTATTTCTACTTAGGTCTACTAAGGTATTGCCAATAGTGTGTCGTCCGTCGTAGTATACTTCAAGTTCGTTACCAGGACTGTATCTACCGAACTCCTGAGTAAGGCTATATCTAGAGTTATTATTTAGACTCTTTATTTCTTCTGCAGTTAATTCTCTACTAAATACTGCAAATTCTGTTATATAACCGTAAAAGTACTTTTGAACCTTTTCTCTTAAAGGATCGCCAACTCCTAGATACATGTATTTTTGATCCCAGTATGGGTGTAATGTATCTTTTATTCCTTTTGTACCAACCTTCTCTCCATTAAGGTAGAATTCTATCTTTTTAGTTTTAGGGTTTATAGTTACTATACTCTTAGCAGATAGGGGAGGTAAATTTTTTGAGTGAATAGAATGAGGTTCTCCGTTTTTATCAAAGGTTTCAAACTTATAAGTATTAAATGAATTATAGGAAAGGTTTAGATCTCGTCCTGGTATAGAATAAACTGCTAGTTCATCTGCAATTTCTACAGGGTTTGATTTTACTCTATAAGGTTTAAATGTAGTGTATATTGTTAGAGGTTTTCTAAAATTACAAACGTTTGGTAATCTTACAAAAGAAGACTCACCGTTAAAGTCTAATCCTATACCGTTTACTCCATTCTGTTTATAGAACTTTGTTGCAAGTGGTATACCTTTCTCTCTACATCTAACCAGTAAGTCGTTATCTTCAAAACCCCATCCCCAATACTCATTAGAGTATCCGTTAATATCTTCAAATTGAGAGATAGGGAAAAGAGTAACACCGCCGAAGTACTCATCAGCTACTGTTCTCTTAACTCCTTCCTCATACACAAACCTATTAGCCAACTGTGTTGGTCTATCTACTGGGCTATAGTCTACTTTTATAGGGTGCATATCTACATCGTGGAAACACACGTAGGTACACTCTAGCCTTTTCGCTTTTTGAAATCCTATATTTAATAACTTCCCTCTGTTAAAACTCTTATTAGAATCTTGTTCTACGATAATTAATTCGTAATCAATTCCCTGTGCTAATAAGTAACTAGAAATTTTTAATTTGAAATCATAAAGCTGTTGAGGCCTATTTCTATAAGGTACTATAATACCCAGTTTATCCATTTATAGTTGGATCTTTTGGTTTCTGAAAGTTATGAAACTCATTCAAGTAGAATTGGATACGTTCACTCCAATCATCTTTATCTACTTCTTCGAACCAAATAGTCAATGCATCCATAGATGCTGCAATCTTTTCTAAAGCTCTAACCTTTCTTTCTTCCAAAGCGATTAGGTCTAATTCATCTTGTTTTAGTATTTTGCTCATATTGTAACAATTTTATCTCTTAATAAATTCCATTTAGAGTAATCCATATAATCAATATACGAAAAATTATTCAATTTTTCAACTTTAAATTCAGGATTACATATATCAATTTTCCAGTCAAAAACTCTTATTGCATTATACATCGCTTTATATTCCTCAGAATACGCATAAGGTTTATCGACATCTGCTACTTCTTTTATTCTTTCCACACAAGTAGAGTCCCATTTGAAATGATGTACTTGTGTAAAAACTTCTTCAATCGGCATTCTTTTAGGATGTGATTTTCCCCAACTGTTTGTTCCATCTTTAAAGGTAGCATAGTGCTGTCCTGAGCAAATATCTTGAAAGCCTTTCATAAGGGTTACCTTATTTGGACATGCTTTTGACATTGGGTGCCTAAAAAAACCTGCATAGGGAAAGGCAGAATGTATATCAGTATCTCTAGTTACTTCCGGAAATACTCCGTCAGGTCCTATTCTATCTAAAAAACCTCCTGTTACAAAATCAAAGTTATGCTTTTCACATTCTTTAATTATATCAGAAATTTCATAAGGATAAACCTGCAATTCATCGTCATCTGAAACTATCCACCAATCGTTAGGTCTTGTTCCTTTTATGTAGTTGTATAAAGCAGTTACTCTTTCCCAGTTATACTTTTCTTCTGTTGTGACTATACAAGGCTTTATTCCTAGGTCTAGAACCTCTTCTAGTACCCCATCATTCTCATGTTGTCTATAGACAGCTACATACACCTTATCTACCTTTCCTTCATAGTGTTTTAACATATGCGGAAGGATATGTGTGTTACGTCCTACTACTGTTACTAAATTAAGCATGCTGTATGATTGTGAGTCCTGTAGATGATGGTTTGTCTTTTACTATACCCTCATTAAAGAAATTAAATAATTTCCATTCTGGTCCTAGTTCTTCTATAAATTTAGAAGGTCCCGTAAATGAATAGTAATCTTTTTTTGCATCTTCGGAAATGATAAGAGCTTTTTCGTAATTCTTATCTGTGTCGTGAATAGCAATAATTCCCTTATCTGAAAGTAGTTTAGAGTATAGTTCGAAATCTGTCTTTATTCCTTCGTAGGAATGATCTCCATCTATAAAAAGAAAGTCTATTTGAATATCTTGTTTAACAAAGAAGTTATAATAGGCGTCGACAGAAGTCGATTTGATAAATCTAGGATAAAAGTTCTTGCGGAAGAATGAATCCTCATCATCCAAATCATTAGGGCCCCCAACGCCATTACAAGCGTCAACAAGATAACTAACACCAATATCACCCCAATTATAGTCTGCATTTCCTTCAAAAATACCTTGGTTATACAAATCAATTCTAGCTTGTGTCATGATGCGAGGGATAAAACCGCTACCGCTACCAATACAAACACATACCTTTGCCCGCATCATTTGTATGATGCTATAAACTAATAACCCGTCTCCTAGATGTTTATCGGTTGCACCATGAGTCCATCTATATTCTATTGGAGTTCCGTTATTAGTAGTTATTTTTTCTTGTATATATTTTAAATCTACTATTGACATTTACATAACCGTTAAGTGCGATAGGTCTAAGTTAGGCATATTTACGCAATTTTCCAACTCTTTTATTACCCTATCGTAATTCTGGTCACCTTCGTTTCTGATAATCCAATTTTTTAAAGGTCCGTAATGTTTAAAGTATTGCTGGGACTCTTCATAGGTCCATAATCCATCTTCATGGTCATCTGCCCATTCCCACGCCTGGCAATCCCAATATGTTCTTATTAAACCTTTTAGTGGTTTTTGTTTTACTTCTAGTAAATGTCGGAGAAGTAACTGTTCTGAGAAAATTAAATACTGTGGATTTGGTGCACCTAAAGCTGTCATCTCTTCCATCATATCTAAACTCATATTAGCATACAGTCTAGTAAATTCCGGATCAGGTAAATGTAGGAATGCTACACAGAGAGAATCAGTTTTCCATCGAGGACGGTAACTTAGTTTTTTAATTATCTCATCATATCCAGTCGGGTAATAACCTCTTCCTTTTTCTAAATTACATACATAAGTTGTATCTTTATCTAAAAGATGAGCAATAGGTTTGTATACTAAGGTATCATTATCCATTAGTATAACCGGCTCTGTTTGTTGGGAAAGGACTGCTACTTTACTAGCCGCCCAGAATACGTTTCTATCGATGTTTCTTGTATGAGTATACTCTTCTATACTATCCCACAAATGACCTATAGAGAGACGCTCTATATAACGTAGGGTTAACTTATCACAGTAGAGTACGCAGTTGTCTGTAGGATGATTTTTCTTCCATAACTGTATGGAAGCAATTAACATTAGAGTATTTAATTTTCCGTAGATACTCTCATCATCTTTAATATTTTCTAAAACCCAAATTACTTTCAAAACTAAGTCAATTAATTATTAAAATTACGAACTTTTTTGCATATATCCAACTACTATGCGTAAGGATTTAAGTGAGTAGTTGTAAAGTATGCGTAGTAGTTAGCATAGTCTGCATTAGTACTATTAGTAATGGTAAATGTAGCTGATGTAGAAATTTCAACACCTGTTGCTCCAGCTCCTGATCTCCATGCCGAGAATGTCCAAGGGTATGTAGCGGCTGCAACTATTGTTATATTGTAGGCATTTAAGAAAACGTTCTTTACTGTTATGTTTCCACTGGTTGCAACAACAGTGTAGGGTGCAGTCATTGCAACCGTACCTCCTGTTTGTGCTCGTATTACTCCTTTAAAAATTGTACTATTTGCTATCTCACTTGCACTGAATGGAGATGTATTCGCCGGGTACATATCATTCATGGCAGTAGCTATAGAAGTGTTACTGTCTGAAGAAACTGAGTTTGACCATTCGTCAAAAGACCCCCAATTTATATTTGATCCACCGTACGTTTTTCTTGACATCTTATTTTACTGTTTCGATATTATCTTTAGGAAACCATTTTGCTAATTCACCTTTTAAAACCTCATAAGTAAATTCTGCTAATCTATTCGATACACCGTAATCAATTACTTTTTTTACTTCTTTTTTTACTCCTACCTGAACTTGTTTCTCTTCTGTTACAGTTCTGTAAAGTGTTACCTCTTCTCCGTTCTCATCAAAACTAACATAAGGTACTTCTCTTTTCCCTAATTTAGTTTCATATATAGGTATATCCACTTCTTCTTCGTTTACTGCAAATACATCTAAGTATTGCGGTAAGTTTATTTCAATCTCATCTGAGTTTTCTGATGGGTAGTAAAGTACTCTGTCGTAAATTAACCCCACCATATTTCTCGGCTCTTCATCCAAAAAAGTCTTAGTGGCTTTTATTGCATGATTTTGATCTACCCAGTATGTAATTTGAAACATTACTGCTGAGGTAAATTTATTATAACTGATGCTTTCTACTCGAGCATAGACCTCTTGAGAAGGTCCTGCGCTCGTCTCTAGATCAACATTTAGACGTAAACCCATTTTATTTATTTTTTAGTTCTGCTATTTCTGCTTTTAATAATTCAATTTGCACTTGTTGCTCTTTTATTGCTTCAATAAACAATGGAGCTAATTTTTCGTACTGAACTGTTAAGTAATCTTTTCCTGATATTGATCCTCCGTTTTCATCTATATCGAATGGTGCAGGTTTAACTGCTTGAGGTAAGACTGCTTGTACTTGTTGTGCTAATACTCCAGCATCACCTTCTTTGATCTTAGGATTAAATCCTGCATCAAATGCTTCTTGCTTCCAATCGAAAGTCACACCATTTAAAGATAGTACTTTGTCTAATGCGTTTGGTATGTTCTGTACATTTTCTTTTAATCTTTCATCAGAAGAATATGCTGTAACATCACCCGGGAATGTTGTATTACCAGATCCGTCTAAGATAGCTGCTGTACGTGAAAGAGTTGTAAATACGCCTGAGTACTGTCTAGCATAAATCGGCTCAGCTGCATCATCTGCTGTTGCTATTTCAACAAAGCCTGAGTTTGAAGCTGTACCTCCTATTCTAATACGGAACTGATCGTTATCGGCCATGTTACCGTATACTAAATCTACTGCACTAGAACCTCCTACTGTATTTTCTACCTTAGCTGCAGTACCTGAAGATGTAATGTATCCAGAGTTGTTAGTCCATTGTGATATGTTACCAGCTTTATTAGTTAAGGTGTCTGAAGAAGAAGCTGTAATATACCCAGCACCGTTTGTTAACTGGTTAGTATTTGTTACGTTAGTAGCTCCTGCTGCAATACCGTCTAATTTATCTCTACGAGTTGTTGTAAAGTTTACTGCTGTTAAACCACCATCACCTACTGAGTAGGTTGTATCTGTCCAAGGTACGTTAACAACGCCTTGTAAAGCAGCGTTTAACTGTAATCCGTATGTTCTAGAAGCTGTAGACGATACAGCATTAGCTGCAACTGTTTGTGCAGTGTCACTAGCCAGCTCTATACCTCCTAAAGCTGTTGAAGTAGCTGTGGGTAGTGAGTAGTTATTTGCATTCGCAGCAATACCGTCTAATTTATCTCTACGAGTTGTTGTAAAGTTTACTGCTGTTAAACCGCCATCACCTACACTGTAAGTTGTATTTACAGAAGAAATTGTAATAGTATCTGTTGTAGCATCTGTTGTAATTGTTGTAGCTCCAGCTCCTGCAAGTGTTAGTGTATCATCATTACCGTCAGCTACTACGGTAGTCTGACCTGATACTGCAATATTCTTAAATATGTTTTGAGAAGAACCTCTATCTGAGTTTGTAATTGTTACTGCTCCTGTTCCTCCTGATACTGTAATACCTGTACCTGCTACGTTTGAAGTAACACCCGCGTTAGTTAAAGTTATTGAACTTCCTAATGAAACAGCTCCTCCTCCACTCATTCCAGTTCCTGCTGTAACAGTTACTGATGAGTTAGTTAATTTAGCATTTGCTACTGAAGCATCTACTAATTGACCTCCACCTATTGATTTATTAGTCAATGTTTGAGCTCCTGATAGAGTTACTACTGAGTTATCGATACTAAAAGCTGTACCTGTTAAAGATAAACCTGTAGAAGCGGTATACGTTGTGTTTGTATCTGTAGATGCAATTGTAAAATTAGGATATGTTCCTGAAATGCTCACATTTGAACCTGCAGTTAATACTACTGTTTGGTCAGGAGCAGAGTTTGTTATTGTTGGTGTAGCTCCTTCTCCTGTGTTGTTTGCTAAAGTAATACCTGTGCCTGCTACTAAGCTTGCCACATAGTTCCCTGTTGTATCAGTTCCTAAAGCAACTGAATCAGCAGCAATTGTTGCTGTAAGAGTTACTCCTTCAGATCCGTCAAAAGAAACGTTACCGGTTAAATCACCTCCTAAAGTAATTGTTCTAGCAGTTGCTAATTTAGAAGCTGTAGAAGCATTACCTTGTAAAGATCCTGTTATAGATGTTGCAGTAATTTTTGATGCTGCAAATGGTGCTAATCTAAAAGTAGCATGAGCAGTATCAATGTAAATACTTGCATCTGGCTCTGGTCCGTAGTTTTCAAATACTTTAAACGTACCTGCATCAGAAGCATCTCTAAAGAAACCTGCGTGATGATAAGTACCATCATTGTAGTTACCTGCAAAACCCATATCCGGGTTAGTAGAATTACTTCCGCTGTTTAGATATATAAAGGCGTCAGCTACTTGTAGGTTTTGTACGTTTAAAGATGTATTGGATCCTGATACTGTTAAGTTACCGTCTATGAAAACGTTACCATTAAATGTACCGTCGTTAAATGTAACATTGCTTGCTGTACCTAGACCTACTGTTGTTGCAGTAATTGTACCAGATATGTTTGTAAAGTCGATTCCACCTTGTCCGGTAGTATCATTAAATGTTAACCCTGCTTGGTAAGATCCTGTAGCAGCTTCAAGAGCAGCTAATCTATTATTTTGAGTAGTATTTGTGCTTACTGCAGTACTTAATGTACCTTCACTTGTAGTTACCCTAGTTGCAAAAGAAGAAGAAACAGAAGCTAATTCACTATCTGTTGCATAAGTACTACCTAGGTTATTAACTGTAGTATTAATGTTGTCGATTCTAGTCGCAAATGATCCGGAGTTTAAACGAGCTATTTGTACGTTAGTGCTTGTTGTAGAAGCAAAAGAACTAGAGACTAGTATTAATTCTGCATCAGTAGCGTAAGTGTTTCCTAAGTTACTTATGTTTGTATTAATATTATCTATTCTAGTTGCTAAAGAACCTGATAAGGTTGTTACTCTATTATTGACTCCTAGTATATTATTTGCTAATGAAGAAGAAACAGCTGCTAACTCTAAGTGAAAGTCTGCGTCTACTGTTACTAATGAAGAAGAAAGTGCAGCTAACTGAGCGTCTGTTGCGTAAGTGCTGTCTAATCCACTTATTGTACTGTTAATACCGGTTATACTTGTAGCAAAAGAAGAAGAGACTAAACCTAATTCGGTATCTGTAGCGTAAGTGTTATAGATTGTAGTAATGTCGTTTGCAACAGAAGAAGAGACACTTGCTAATTCACTATCTGTAGCGTAAGTGCTAGTAATTGTTGTAATTCTGTTAGCTAAAGAAGAAGAGACTAACCCTAATTCGGTATCTGTAGCGTAAGTATTGTATATATTTGTGATATCTCCTGCTAAAGAAGAAGAAACGTTTGCTAATTCACTATCAGTTGCAAAACCGGTACCTAGATTGTCAAATCTAGTAGCGATTGATGCTGATACTGCAGTAAATGATCCTGATATTTGGGATGCAATTTGGGCAGACCCTGATAATAGGGTTGGTTTATTTAATACGTTAGCATACTCTACGCTAGTAGCTGCTACGTTAGTTAAGCCGGATCCGTTTCCAATGAAAGACCCACTAAAGGATCCTGTCAGTGCGGCGTTACTACCTATTGGATTGTCAATTCTCATGTTATTCTTCTTTTACAGTCTTTTTACTACGTTGTTAATAAATATCTACTTATTTACTACTACACTTCCTGAAATATAAGCACTAAACTCTAATACTACTACGTTATTTGAAGTAGATACTATCTTAGCCGGTATAATTTGTTCTCTCTGTGAACTATATACCTGTACTACTGGGAAATCTTCGGATAAATTATGAGTAATAGTGAAAGGGCCACTTCCTTCTATAGATTGTCTATAAGAAGAAGAGGGTATATTTGTGAAATTGTTATAATTTAAGTAATATGCAGGATTTTCTCCTCCTAGGTTATTTGCATTTGATGCAGACCCTGAAACAATATGTCCAGCTCTACCTACTACTACAAATCCTGAGGATTGTTGAGTAAATGTAACAGAAACGTTGTTTACGTTTGCGACATTAACTGTTTCTGGTATAATTTGATTGTATTGGTTGTCGTAAACCGATACTAAAACGTTTCTTGTGTTAAAATTATGAGTAACTACTTTTGAAGTAGCGTTTATGAAGGTATCTGTAACGGTTGTTACTTGATCTATTCTAGCATTACCTCCTACTATATGTCCTCCTTTTGCAACTACTACTATACCTGTAGATAGTTGATTAAATGTAATAGTAACGTTGTTTAAATCTGTAAGATTTACATTAGCTGGTATAATCTGATTATCGTCTTCATCGTAAACACTTATAACTAAGTTTTTCGAAGAGAAGTTATGATTAACTACCTTGGTTAGTGTATTAGTAAATGTATCTGCTACTGTAGCTTGTTCTGATATTGTAGAACTTACATTAGTTAAGCCAGAACCGTCTCCTACAAAGTAAGAAGCAGTTACTGCGCTAGCTACATTAAGATTGTATAAGTGTGCACTTGACCCACTTACGATGAGTTTCTTCCAGTTTGGCATTCGTGTTACTATTACGGTTGGTTACACCAATGTGCGGTGCCCACTTCCCTTTCGGGCCTATAATGTACATATAAATAGCAAAAGGACCTATTAAGGTCCCTTTACTTTCTAATTGTTTTTCTCTAATTCGTTTGTGAGCTTAACCCATATGTTGTAAAAGGCTTCGAATTCATCACCTTTATAGGTAGCTGTTCGAAGTTTAGCGAGTAGAAACTCGATTTCCTTCTTTGTAAAACCTGATTGGGCTTCTGGTTTGCTTCCTTTCGCTCCGAGCTTATCTAATAACCCCATAACTTTATTTTATTTTTATACGTAAATGAATATATCTTCTCCTTCTACTCTAATGTTACCAACGTGATCTGCTTCTGCTGTAGCTGCATCTGTTGAAGTACCTGCAAATACACCTCCTACATAGTAAGATGGAGTTTGTGCACCTGTTGCATTAGAAGCCATATTACCTACAACTGCAAGACGTCCGTCATTACTGTTATAACTAGCATCCCAAATTAAACCAGCACCTGATTGAGCAGTTCCATTAGATCCACCGAATACGAAACCTGAATCACCTGTTGCAGCTGAACCAGAGTTTAATAAGATGAAAGCATCTTCTACATCTAGGTTAGTTGTATTGATGTTTGTTACAGTACCTTGTACGTCTAAGTTACCTTGAACGCTTAAATTACCTGCAATGTTTACGTTATCTGGTAAACCGATTGTAATTGTTTGTCCTGAAGCAGCAGCTGTTACTTCGTTAGCTGTACCAACGATAGATAAAGCTTGGCTTCCTAAAGCAACTGTGCCAGCTCCTGTAGAACCAGAAATAGTTAGTGTTGTGCTAATGTTAGCAGTACTTGCGGCTGTTAAGCGACCGTCAGCATCTACTGTGAAAGTAGGAATTGCTGTAGCACTACCGTAAGAACCTGCACTAACTGAAGTAGCTTTCAAGCTAATCTTAGCTGAACCGTCAATTTCAATAGATGTTCCGTCTACGTCTGCTGCAATACTTAAGTTATTACCGCCAATAGTACCGCTAGATGTAATACCATCACCGCCAGTAATACCTGTTCCTTTTATAGCAGTGTCTGCACTTGCTAAAGAAGAACTAAAAGCTGTAAATCCTGTAGTATCTGTAATTGTAATCTGAGAAGATCCTGATACTAAGGTTGGTTTACCTGTAATGTTTGCAAATGCTACCGAATCAGCTTGTAAGCCTGTTAATCCCGAACCATTTCCTGAGAATGAACCGGTAATAGACTGTCCAGCCACTCCGTTTCTTGCATAATTTAAGTCGTTGGTTAACTGGCTTATATTACTACCAGAAACGACGAGTTTTTTCCACTGTGCCATGTTGTTATTTTAAGTTATTTTTATGTATTAATAAATATTCCGTTTATTACATTCCAAAATAAAAGGTATTATCTGCTCCATAGTATATACTACCTGTAATTGCTGTAGGAGGAGTTGAAAAAGGATGTAATACTACAACTCCCTGTTCGTTTACTTTAAATTTATCTTTACCGCCTACATTTACTGCGAAATACTTTGATACTCCGTCTAATTTAAGTCTAAAAGACCCTGTAACATGTACATCTGTAGTAGCTGATGCGTAAGACCCTGTTTTATTAAAGACAGAAGCATCAATAGTAGAGATAGGCTGTCCGTTTAAGGTAAAACTACCTAGTACATTTAGTGATCCTGTTAAATCTCCGGATCCACTAAGGTGAGGACTTATCTGTTTCCACTGTATTAATGCCATCTTATGCTAGTTTTCCTATTAATGTATATTCATCTGAAGAAGCAATAGCAAAACCTAATGAACTATTAAAAGTTACTACTAAGTTACCACCTGATTCTACAATTGTATCGATTGCATCTGTTTCAACAATCATACCATTAATAAATACCTGAAAATTAGCTTTAGTTATTGCAGGGAATCCTGAAGGAGCTTCAGCTAACTGCTGTCCTACAAAGGTTAATGTTCTAGCTCCTGTGTTTACTTGGGTATTTATTGTATTACTTGTAATTACCTTCTGTAAAGTCACATATGCTTTCTGTTCTGATGTCATAGACTCTTCAATTGTTGTTAAATTTAGACTATCACTTGCTTTATCGTAAAATCTTGTTTTTCCTTTCACTGCTTGTGTTGTTGTCTGTGTTTCAATATTAGAAACCATTTCAAAACCAAAATTAACTGCTGATTTAGAGTAGAATTTATTCATACCCTTTACAGTAGCGTTTATTGAGTCAGGAACTATGTGTCCTAGTAGTTTAATTGTAAAAGTAGTCTTAACTGTACGGTCAGATCCTGCGGCTAGCTCAGTGGTCTGTGCATAACTGTCAATCATAGCTCTAAAACTAAACCTTTCTGGGTCTCCCCAATACGAATCTGAAGCAAAGTTAATAGCTTCTACTAGTTTGTTCATTTGTTCTACGTAATCTGTGAAGATTATACATGAGTATGTAATATCCACAAAGTCTGGCATAACTACAGCGTAGAATTCCTTCACTTCGTCTCTGTTATTTAATAAACTGAAACGGTCATACATGTTTTTCTTAGAAAATCTTTTTTCAAAGATACCGTAATTTAATGGATTGTTAGCATCTAGCTTATTTCCATAGCTTCTATTCTTTTCTACAGAGTCTCTCTTAAACATGATAAGAGGGGCTTGTATTTTACCTCCTTTATCTCTATAGAATCCGTCTTTCTGTACAGCAGCCCATCGTTCTGGTGAGCCATATAGTAAGGGTACCTCTTTTTTTATACCATTCTGTATTACTGTAGGTCTAATTACCTTAGTAAAGTAATAGAATATAGTCTCATCTATGTCTTTTAAACCTAAAGAGAACTGTTTTACATCATCATTCTTTACAGTCTTCTGTAATTCTCTTCTTTTATTATCAATAGACGGATTTTTACCTGTATTCAGTAACGGATCCACAAAACTTTGTGCAATCTCTAGCTGTGTTTTAGGTATTGGTTTATTATTAGCCATCTATTATATAGTTACTTGTGTTATTCCTACTTTTTCTGCTCTTGTTAAGTGACATTTAACTATAATAGATACTGAGCTTCCGAATCGAGAGCCGTATTCTGTAAAATTATAGCTACTATCTCTACCTAAGAATAGTTGATTCTCTACAACCGTGTCTACTTCGTAGTAATTTTCATGCCAAAGTAAGATATCCCCCACTTCTGGTACTATATTTGTATCTACTAAGTCTTGTCGTATAAAGGCAAATGATGCCTCTCTTGTTAAATCTGGACCGAAATCATCATCAGTTATTACTTGTTCACCTCTAGTAATAAAACAGTTTAGTTTTATAGCATTCCAAAAAGATTTTTCAAGTGCTTCACCGTATAGGTTAGCTTCAGTATCCTCTACACTAAATTTATAGTACAAGACTTCCTGCTCAATTATATCTTTGAGTAATTCTCTACCTATATTAGTAAGTAGTCCAAAGTCTCTTGTACTTCCGAATATCATTTTACCTCAATTGTTTTAGGTGCGAACTCAAACTTTGATATTTGAGGGATTTTACTTAATGAAACTTGTTTTAATTTAGCGAAAGCCGGTTCTGCTTGCTGTTTAGTGATAATCTTCATCTTCATTACAGCGGTATTATTACCATCATTGTGAGATACTTGTGTTACTGTTATAACTCCAGGCATAGCTCTCATCAATTCACCGGTCTCCTGTATAGTAGCTTCTGGAGATATAGTAATTCTTACTAATCCTTGGTACGTATTATACTCTTCTTCGGTTAATATTTGAAGTAGTTTTATCATCCTATATAAATTAACATTGGTACACCCTGTAAGGTATCATTTAGGAATTTAGCTTCGCTTGCTTTTGCTTCTAGTAGAGAAGTCATATTAGTTGAAGCTAAATTAGCTCTTAAACCTTCTATTAGTGCTGCTTTTTCTGTTCTAGCATCTTGTAATAAGTCAGATTGATTTAAAGTAGCTTCAGAACCAGGTACTGGAAGTGATGTATACTTACCTCTAATGTAAGCTAACATTTCTTTTGCTACAGCTGCAGCGTAGTTATATACCCAAGCTTTTGCTGGAGCATTAAAATCAGAATATACCGGGTTTGAATATGGTACGTTAGATATATTTGTAATAATATTATTTGAATTTGTAGAACCTCCGTAAGAAGATCCTGCAGAACCTCCACCTAGCATTACACCGTCGTCGATATATCTTTTGTCTGAATTTTTATAATATTCAAAAAATAATTTACCACCGTTCTTAGGGACTGGAAATAATTTTAATTGATTTGCTACTAGTTCGAAAGAATAGGCTGAACGTCTCACCTGATCGTTAAATTCAATAGCTTGAACTTTTAACATATCAAAAGAGGTTGGCATTAATAAGAAGTTCACACCTGGGCTATATGATCCAAAGTCAAAAGCATCCATTAAAGACTGTACACCTGTACCTGTACCGGCATAAGGGTCAAAGTATCTTAATATAGCAGGTGGTGCTTCATAGAATACTTTTCTAATCTCGATTCCTCCTGTTATACCCTGCTGGGTTGCCCATAAGTTTAAGTCATAGGTCTGTTGATCCGGTACCGTATCTAAGGAGCCTGAATATTTTCTAACCGTACCTCCTACTCCAGCTTCTGTTCCATAATTCTTACTAATTTCGATCATTCTATTTAATGATGGTCGAACTAAAGTAGCATTTAAGTTTATAGCTGAATTTCCTCCTTGTACTGAAAGGAAGTTTTGTTGAATCTGTTGTTGGTATAGTTCGTTACCGTACTGTGTAACTGCTTCTTCAAATGCTGTATAGAAAGAACCAGATGTTAATTCAACATCCATTAAAGGCCAGCCTAATTTTATAGCACAGTATTTTGCTACTTTATCAGCTTCTGCGATAAACTCAGCATCTGTGTCATAAAATCCAAACGGTGTTTGCCCTGCTGCAAACTGTGACGAACCGTTCCATATCTGTATATTAGCCATTCTTCTTTATTTTATTAATAAATAGTAACTAACTCTAGTCCCTAAAGGTTTCATATACCTTTAAGACCGGTGATACTATTTCGTGTCTGTGATTCTTTTCTAGATTCACAATTCTGAAACCAGGTACCTGCTCTTCAACTCTTGTTAAGAAAGAGAACCCTGTTTCTTTTCTGGAGTGTAAATCTATCTGTGCCATGTCTCCACAAATTACCATTTTACTTCCTTTACCTAAACGTCCAATTACAGCTTCCATTTGGGAATGAGTTACGTTCTGGGCTTCGTCGACAATCACAAAAGCATCTACAAAAGTTCTTCCTCTCATGAATGCAAATGGTACAATTTCTATTTTACCGTTTTCTAAATCTCTATCTATCTTAGCCTTATCATAAAGCATGTATAGATTGTGATAGATTGGTGCCAACCAAGGATCCATCTTCTCTTTAATATCTCCTGGTAAGAAGCCTATATCCTCCTTGGATACGGTTGGTCTGGTAATAACAATACGTTCAACATCTTTGTTGAATAACATATCTAAAGCTGCTTGTGCTGCCACTAATGTCTTTCCGGAACCTGCCATTCCTTTTATAACTGTTATTGGATTCTCTATAATTATCGACTTGGCTACTTTTTGCTCTTCGTTGAGCTGAATATTAAACTTAATTGGGTTTTTAGGTTTACGTTTTTCAACATATACCTCATCAGTGTGTGGTTTTGATGTCATAGATCTTTATTTAATGAAACAACTCTTTGTATGTTTATAAATAGACAATAAAGACCTATATAAACAAAAAAAGAGGCCCGAAGGCCTCTCTTTCTATTACTCTATCCTAGATTAGATTTGCTCTAAATCTGTGATGTAGATCTTACCATAGAATTCTGGACGGATCATTTTCTTAGCGTAACGAGTCATCAAACCTTTACGTGGAGTAAATGTTTCTGGATCGTACACTAATGGAGTCATCATTAAAGGTACATAAGGAGCGTAAACCGCACCAGCCTCTAAGAATTGACCACCACGGAAGCCCATTAAGATGGTATTCTCAGTCATGTAAGGGTTTTTGTAAACCTTGAAACGACTGTTTAAGTTACCAACTTTCTGAACACCCATTGCAAACTCCATTTTGTCGCCGTTTGTATCAGCAGCATATCCTGGAATAGATTCTAAGATAGTTGCTACGTTTGGAGAACATACTAAGAAGTTAGCACCACCACGTAATGTCTTTTGGTGAATTTTGTTAGATACTTTTTGGATTTTAGTACCTAAAGTTTGGAACCACTGACCTTGTGTGTTGTAGAAGTCAGAAGTTG